GGCGGAAGTTGTGACTATGGCTGGATTTGATTTGGAGACAGTCAGAATGTCCAATATGGAAGTTGAAACATAGGCCCCGTTTTTTATGACACGCATACATGCGCCTGCCGCAAAGAAAGGGGCTTTCCTAGTTCTGAACTCTAGGACGTAGGAATTGCTTTGGTCAACGATGAACGGAATAGTGCGTATCGCAGGCCCGAATGTCGGGGATCCATCTACAAAAATCTCCCCTACCAACTTAGTTCCCGGCCTGTTTTGAACTCCGCCGTGGCGCATGACTAAAGCATTGCGACAAGTTTTGAGCCCAAACTCATACTTGATAGTATCTACCCTAGACTGAACGGAAGGGGCCAACTCGCCGCCAACGAAACTTCTTTTTATGATTGTGGACATTAGAAGTTACCAAAGCGATTGAGGGCTCCCGGGAAATCATCGTTGCGTGAGCGCATGAACTCGGACTGAGGCTGTTCCTCGTCCTGCTGTTCGTTGGCGGCGGTTGCGGCGGCTTCTCCGACTGTCTTTTGATACAACTGGTAAGCCCTTTTACCCAAACCAAATGGATCCCCTTGGGTTAAGCGGGGAGCTATATAGAAAGCCAGCAGAAAAGACAGGGCCATTTTAAAATCATCCGGATAGCGAACAGCGACATCGGTGGAGATGGTGTATTCGACCTCGGCGTTCTCAACGTCAGTATAAATCAGCAAGCCCTGATCGTCTTGACCTATCTTATATGGAATTCTTGACTGGCGATTGTCGTTGCGAATTCCGCTAAAAATACGGCGCATGGTCAAACAATCCGATGGATAGCGATAGCTGAACAGCCACTCGGTTGTGGGGCTAGATTGAACCAGTCCTAGTAAGGCGAATTTTGTGGCGAAGGGCCACGGAAAATCCGCAAGGACTTGATCCCTAGAGATGTTGTAGAGATCCCCGCAGGCGTTGGCCTCCTCACTGCGGTCAGTCTCCAAGATTATTTTCTTGCTTATCGCAATGTGGGATAGAGCAAGATTCATTATATCGATTCTTGATGCCACGGATTCCTCAAAGTGGAAGGGCGGGAATTACCCCGCCCTTTTTTTCAGATAGGAGAACCTGTTTCTGCTGGCGGATCAACCACCTTGACCGCATTTTCTTTGGTGAGTTCTTTGGCTTCGAAGTTCTGCCGAGAAACCTCATCGGCTTTAGCCTGAGCTTGAGCCGGGGTCATCTCTCGTTTCCCTTTGGTTGTCGCATCGGTGCGAACCATGTAACGAGGAGTGAACTGATCCTCGGCAGTGACCAAGACCTTGCCATCTTCGTTCTTGATGTCGGTGAGCCAGAACTCTGAACCGATATTCTTGAGTTCGCTCTCGTGAAAACACAATTCCGTAACCCTTACTTTGATCGCCGCCATACTTTCCTCCTGTTGTTGGTTCATGAACACTCCACTGGCCCCCGAGAGGGCCAGCAGAGCGATCACGAGATTAGCTGATCACGTAGTTCTTGGCGTAGATCGGAGCGTTCTGGATGTCTTTCGACAACACAGCCGTTACCGAGGGTGTGCCAGTCAGAGCCGCACCAGCCACCAAATACTCAACGCCTAAGAAGCGTTGGTAGTTGAAGCCGTTGGGGATCCTGAACTGAGCCAAGATCGTCCCCGCAGGAATTCCAACCACTCCGATTGGAATCACAGCGCCGGACTGAATGACCACAGGGGCCGTCAGGATATTCGGAGTCGCACCATTGGCGATAGCCGCAGTAACCAGACGAGCCTGCAAGGTCGAAGCCGCCACGCCAACGATAGCCACAGGAGCCAAGATGGTCAACCAGAGGCCCTCACCGTTGCCGAGGTCTTTCAGCGTGTTGGGATTGAAGCCCAAAGCGATGAAGGTGTCCACTGCATCCGATGAAGGATAAGTGCCGATGGGGAGCGCAACCGCCTGAGCATCGGAAAAACGATTTGTCGCATCGAGAATCATTGTCTTTCCTTTCGTTATGGGCCGAAGCCCGAGTTTTTTTAAGCTGTCCGAAGGGACAACTTACACTACAAGGGCTTCGTTTTCGATGAGCTGGTCAACGACCCGGAGCGGAATGCCACGGAATGTCGTGATCCACTGACCGTCCACCACTTCATATTTCAACTGACCGCCAAGCTGAACGGCATCACGAGCCTGAATATCCAGCATCTCACGAACCGTCCTGTTCATGTAGAACACAGGGCGAGTCATCTTGAGGCCGTTGGTCGGAATGCGATGCAGAGCCTTGATCATCAGGTCGAACAGGTTTGCCGCCGTGGGAGCCTTGTTGACAAGATTGGCGATGTTCACGTTCGCAATGCGAACGTTGAAGCGCCAGTCCTTCACCGCAATTCCGCACTTCCACTGCCAGCGTTCCCGGTAAGCCAACATGCGATCACCGCCGATGCCAGCCACGTTCTCGACAACTTGCAGGCCAAGGTCGTCATGCTGGAGGCCAGCCTTCGAGCCCTTGGGGAAGATGCCGTAGGTCTGCTGTTCGCCCCAACACACGAGCCAGATCGAGCTGTTGCCGTTGGCAACCGCTCCGCCGCTCAACACTTGCGAGCCGTTCGTTGCGCCAGCGATGGCGTTGTAACGAGGCGACAGGCCAGTGTATTGCTCAGGGTTCAGGCCAGAGTTGCCGTAGAACAACGTCTGAACCTGTTTTTCGTTCATCGATTCGATGAATGCCCGAGCTTCCGACAGGCGGAAAGCGCCAGCGTTGCCGTTGAGTTCGACAAGATCTTTGTCGATTTCTGACCACGCTTCCAACATGCCGCAGGCTTCGTCAATCTGAACAGTCGTGCTTTTGCTAGGCGCAGTGCCTTTGTTCAGGAGACGGAACGCAGTGGCAGGCAGGCCGGAACGCTGAGTGACACGATGACCAGTCGGAAGATTGCCTTCCATCCAAGCCATGTCCATCAGGACTTCGTTTGTTTGCGCCAACAGTTCAATGACGGTGGCGGTCTTTCCGTCAGGATCGAGTCGTTTGACCCAATCCGTAAGTGATACAACATTTCCAGAGATCGTTGCCATTTCTTACTCCTTAGAGCCGTAAAGAACTTCGGCGGCTGACTTCTTACCCGGGCCAACTGGCGGGGCAAGTATCAACTTATCTTCGCCCATATCTTTACCGATTTTATGGAACGCACGAACGAGAATGGGATGATTCCCAAGCCCTGTGTCGTTCAGTATTTTTAAGTCTGCGGGAGTCAAGTAGTGCTTCGCCGCACGATGAGCAAGCTCAGTCGATTGGTTAAATTTTTCTCCCAAAAACTCCGGATCAGATTTGATTTCATCGATCCACTTTGATTTCTCGTCAGAGAACGCCTTCTCCTGAGCCGTCTTATAACTTCCCATCGCTTCGTTCTCACGATCTACGATCATTTGAGCTTGGTCGTTGGTCAGATTTTTTTCCTTCGCAAAGGTTTTGATCTGATCAACTCGAGCTTGATCGAGAAGTGAATTCTCAGGCAGTTTCAGTTCGAGTTTGACCTCGGGGGGAACTACCGGAGCAACTGGCGCTGGCGTTAAAATAGTCTCAACTGCGGGTGGAGCTACCACCACAGGAGGGACTACTGGCGGAACCACTGGCGGCTCGGGGGTCGGAACCACTGGTGGAACAACTACGGGTTCAGTCATCGTGTTCTCCTTCTTCCAACATGAGTAAATACATCTTAAAACTTGCTCGCTTGATGTCATCTAACATCTTATTAGCGATATTACGCTGACCTTCCAAGAAAAATGTTTCGCTGTTGTTTCCTGTGAAGCTGGTTTTCTCGTGACCCGCAAAGTAGATGTATCGATACAAGAACCTACGGCCCCGAGGATCCGCCAACATATAATTCATGTCAGCTATTTCTTGATCTGTCGCTCGCTTACCGAGAGCCTTTTGCTCTCCGACTCCCACCTCGCTCGATGTATCAACAACTTTTGGAGGCATTAGCGGCTTCTCCTTCGTCCGGTCAACAAGTAATCCGAATCCGATGGAGCGGGAGAGTCAAAGACTTTTATATCTGTAAAAAGTCCACTGTTGCTCAAGATTGTCAGAGCTAACCTTCCAGTCGGGTATGGATTCCCTATCCCTGTGTAATCGCAAGTGGCTCCGACAGGCTGAACTCCGTTTATGAAAAGCGATGCCACGGCCCCATTCAGCTTAATGAAAATTCTGGCATCGTTGATGTTAAATGGAGCTATTGCTCCGGAGACTATGGCTACAAATCCAGACAAGCCTGTATCA